ATCGGCTCGCATTTCTAATCTAGGAGATCCTAACTGCCATTTTACCCCAATATCACTCGACTCTATCTTCAATGCTAATTGTCTGCCACGTACTCGCAGATCTAACCTAGAAGTAAACGCTTCAATCGGTGCGGTTGCCGTTCTAGTTATAGAGCCTGTATTTGTACCACCTTCAGAAGCAGGAGAATTACGTCCAGACCCGGAGTTTTGTGCTGCGAACAAAGACAACGTGGCACTAGGACTATCTACGGTAGACCCATCAAACGTTACGTCTGGATACACTTTCTGTATAAACGCAAACCTATGGCCGTCATCTAGGTCAAACTGCGCCGAAGAGATAAAACTACTCATGCCTGCAGCAGTGCCTGTTTCATTGTCGTCTATGCCATCTTCATGGTTTACCACGTTGTTGTTATACGTAGCCGCCATGGGGAAGTCACGTATGCCCGAGTCGATCCAAGCAGTTCTAGCTAGATTGCCGAAGTACCAAATGTTTTGTTCGTAGTTATAGATGACATAACGATCTATGGTTGTAGCACCACTAGAACAATAGAACCACCAGATTTCACTGAACCCTTCGTTTGTGCCCGCGAATACTTGGTCATACTGTTCTGTATTAAAATCGTTAAATATGTACCGTTTTAGTGTGCACGATAAAGTTTGCACTCGCCCATCGTACAGATAGAACCCACCTACACCCATCCAGTAAGCTACGCCGTTTGCATAGGCAACCGTATTCGGCGATGCAATAGATAGGTTTTCTCCAACGGTCTGTGCTCCCCATACAGCAGGAGCGCCGACATACTGCAGTGCGTAAAGCGCGGAATCAGTCCAAATAAGTATTTCTTGTCGGCCTTGTATGGCTGTTATTATTTCAGAACCTTTAGATAGCCTAAGATCTCCTGCTTGGTTTGTAGCTGAAGGTGTCCAGTTAAGAGCATTTTCTTGGTCTGACCAACGCAGTAGCATTGGGTCTATATCACTACTGCCAAGCACATTTGTACCAAAACAAAACACAAATCGGTTATCTGATACGAGCACAGTATTTACGATTGTTGGTACATTAGAAGCACCGCTCTCACTAGAAAGCAGCACGCCACGAGTAGTCAGCGCATCTGTTGCATCCCAGAAAAATAAACTGCCACCACGAGCGGCAAATATAAGATCTTCTCCAAAATTAGATTGAGACCACAAACGAAGTGCGTCTGTGCCTGTAACACCTGTGCCCCATGGGCCAAGACCCCATCCAGCAGCACCCCAACCGACAAGTGCCTCTGCTACTGCAGGGCCAGAATTTATTTGATACGTTGCAGTAACTGAGCCACCACCTGTGGCTGAAGAACTTGCGGCTTCACTGGCGGTTATGGTGTATGTGTTACCCGTAAGATATGTTATTTGAAACTCGCCATTTAGAGTCAGTCCGCCTACAGCAGAAGCACCACTAAATGTAACAAAGTCGTTGTTTTTGTAGCCGCCGTTGGTATCTGTAACTGTGACCGTGGTAGAACCACTTACAGTAGTAAAAGGGTCTGTAAGCGATACAGCAGCGCGTATAGGAGTAATGTCGTAATACGTCCCACCCTGCTCTATATAGAATTTTAAATTAGTGCCCACACCAAGTAGTTTTTGACTACCTAACGTCACCCAAGAAAACAAAGACCTAGCAACGCCGAGAAAAGAGTTAGTAGAGATACGATTCCATCCACCCAGTTTCTCTGGCATCCCCCGTCTAAACCGCACTTTATCGCAATCGTACCAACCGCCTTCGCTTGTGTAGCGTGTGTTCTCTCTGTCCACCCCCGGTTTAAAGACCATCTTCTGCAGTGGCATTACTGATACTCCCCATCTCGGATCATTTCGGTAACGCGAATCGCCCTCATGCCAACCTGTTTTGCCCACTTGCTATCCATAAACTCGTCGGCTGCGACATCAAACTGTTCCCTGCTCATGGCGGTCAAAGCATTTGTGAACCCTCGTAGTTTAGTCAGACCCAGATTGAAACAAATATCGACCATCGCATCGCGTCTAGCCTCGTTGAGTCCACTAAACCAGAAGTACGTGTCTTGCAGCTCTTGTTTCACTCGCTCAATGTCGTTTTCTAATAGGTAGTCTATTTCGTCATCAGACAGGCCGAGACCCGACTCTGAAATATTTCTGCCAACGCCAATCGTTTCGTAGCCAGCAGAGCACAGGTAAACCTTTGACTTCACACCCTCATGGCGCTTAATCATTTCGACTAGCTTGCTCATTACTTCTCCCGTGCTACGGAGTTAACCTTTTCGTAAGAACGCATAGCGCCCAATCCGAGCATACCCATCATAACGGGCACTAGAAGCGTAGTATCCACCTCTGGCACATCTACCCAAATGCTGATTATGTTGGCGATGATTGTGTTGTACAGCAGTCCTAGAGCACAGATCCAACCGATAGCAGGTCGCCACCCAGCCACAAATAACGACTTATGTGCAGCCTCCATCTTGTTGATTTCTAGCTGGCCTTTTAATGCCTCCTGCGCGTGGCGCTCCGACATAGTTGCGATCTCATGGGCCAACGCATTCTTCTGATCTTTGTCTTCAATGAACTTGTCGAGCAGTCCTGTGACTGGGCCGATTAGCTGTCCGACTAAACTCATCTACCATTCCCTCTGTTTGACCATGCTTGCGCCCCGAAGAACGCTGCCAATATACCTGCGACTGACACAAAATAGACGCTAGCCATATCGCCCAGAATACTTGCCGCCTGCACCAATCCAGCCCAACTGCTTACGACTACTAATGACGGATACAGCAACATTCCCCACAGGGCAAACCAACTCATGCTTCTTTGTGCTTGCGCCCTTTCATTGCTGATCTTTAGTTCTTGCAATTCCTTGCTAGTCTCTAATTCATCATCAGTGACAACGCCATCGCCGTCTGCGTCGTATTCGGCGTAATCACTACCGTCTTCCAGTTTCTTTGCAGCCATCTCAGTCATAGAATGGTGTGTTTGGCGGTACTTTAACAGGAATGCAGTATGCTGTGATGTTTTCTTGGTTGTTCAAGCGCCTACCCTCTATCGGCTTGATTGTCCCCTGTTCCAACCAATAAGCAAACTGATTGCACCTATGAATATTGCGGAAGTGAAATCTGCCTGCAATTTGCTCGCCCTCGACTACCATGACAAGCAGAAACGCCATAATCATCCGAAGGCTTTGAGAATCAGCACAAAGATCAAGACTGCGATGCCGCCTCCAATAATAAGAGTCGTTCCACCAACGAGTATTTGCTGAATCAGTATCTGTCTTTCACGCTTGCGTTTTGCCATCAGCCTCTGGTGCGCCCTCCTGTCTTGTTCCTGCTGCCTTATCGCCCGGTCATAATCCTCTAACAGTTTTGGATCGGCGACAAGTAACAGATCCCTTAAGTCTTTCTGATACCGCTCTTGATTCCTGCGGAGCATTTGCAGTTTGAGGATGTCATTCTTTGATAGCGCATTGAACGCTGAGCTTTTGCGTTCTACTTCAAAGGTATTAAGAGCCTCGCCAAATTCTGAGACCAAGGCCATTGCCTGTTGGACGTTAGCCTTACCCTCGTTGACATTTTGGATCACCGAATTGATCTGCTGGAGAAGCATCCCGGCGGCTGCAACAGACTCGATAATCACGATTTACCCCATGAAAAACTGAGGCAAAGCTGCCGCTGCAATCAATGCATACAGTCCATAGATAAGGTGTTCTAAGTGTTTGAACTTAGCAGAGCCTTCTGCAAGGCGTTCTTCGATACGCTGATAACGCAAAGCGCACTCACGCTCATGCGCGTTGACTTCGTTTAGTGCTTGTTCGCCTGCGTCACTCATACCGATATGTTTACTCTTTGGCTAGGCGCTAGTTGTTGCGCCTCAACCCTATTGCCCTCTTTCGTATAGATTGTCGGTATGATTGTTTCTACCGCTTCGCGCACAGTTTCGCCTTCAGCGCCAGTTCTCAAACGCTCCTGCTTTTGCACAGCGACTTGCTTCCAACTGATTTGCGCTGTGTCATTAATGCTTATGTCCATCTTGCTCACCCTCTACAGGAAAACAATTGATATTGGCGGCTACTGTCCTTCGCTCGCCTTCCCCTTGAAACGGGTAGACCATATGCTGCATCCACGATGGAAACATATATAGCCTACCCACTTGCGGCCTAACCACGACATTTTGCGTGGGCTTGAGCCGCTCTTTGTCCCACGTGCTGCTCTGTCCGTAGTTGAAGCAGAGACAGCCATCGCTTTCGCCAGAGGCATTGTACAGCCCGTATTCTTGCGATCCCGGCCTTGGCCCTTGGACAATCTGTGGTGGCACCTTCGTCCATGTCGTACAGCTAATACCCATGACAGTCTTTGTACCGTGGTCATGGATTGGGTTGTAGTCACCCTCGTAGCTATGCACTGACCATAGCTCTTCCATCTCGACGTTTCTGTTGCCGTCCAGCAACTGACCAGATTTAGCCATGAACTGATTGATATACGTTACGCCCATCTCGCACAAGAACCGAGAAAACGGTGCCAGCCTTGGATCTTCGTGATCCATAACAAGCTGCTCGCCTTTTTTGATCTGACCTACCAGCGTATGCGCTGCGCTGACTTTATCGTCTTGTGTCACTAACTCATCGAGATAATCGTTACACGATTCAACAAACTCTGTCGGGATGTCTAACTCCATCAGGAATACTGACGGAAGCGGGTGCATCATGTATTCGATCTCAGCCATTTATAGCTTCGACAGCAGCTTCTTCCTCGCCTTCTTCTGACTCTTCTTCAGGTTCAACCAATTGAGCATCAGCTTGCACTTTAATCTTCATCATCAAGGGCCAAGTCCCGCTTTTGCTAGGCATGTCGCCAAGAATCGCAAGGATTGCGTTGATCTCGTTTTCTTCAAGGTTGATTTGCACGGTCTATTTTTCCTTATGGTGTATATGCTTTGGCTGCGGCAACAGCAGAATCTATGGCGCTGAAGTCTTCTGACCCCCAATCGCCTAGTGCCTTTCCATACTCTAGGTATCCAGAGCTACGCAAAACTTTTTCTTGCTTCTCGGCATTGGTCAAGTCATTACCATATTCGTTGTTTGCATCCAGCACACTAG